GAAGAGGCCGCCACCGCCGCGTTGACGGCCCTCGGCCCGCTGCAGCCCCTGCAGGCCCGCGCCAGCGTGGCCACGGCCGCCTGCACCGCCCTGCAGCTTCCCGCCGACGCCTCGGCCGAGGTCATCACCGCGGCCTGCACCAGCCTGCGCACGGGCCAGGCCGACCCCGCCAGGTTCGTGCCTGTGGAAACCGTCACGCAGCTGCAGAGCCAGATTGCGGCGCTGACCGCACGCCAGATGGCGGCCGACGTGGACGCCCTGGTCAAGCCCGCGCTGGCCGACGGCCGCCTGCTGCCCGCCATGGAGGACTGGGCACGCAACCTGGGCAAGACCAACGTGGCCGCGCTCACCTCCTACCTGGCAGCGGCCCAGCCCATCGCCGCGCTGACCGGCACGCAAACGCAGGGCCTGCCCCCCAGCGGCACCGCCAAGGGCGACGCGCAGCTCTCGGCCGCCGAGCTGGCCGTGTGCACTGCCATGGGCCTGACGCCCGAGCAATACAAGGCCGGCGCCGCCGCCATCGCCACCTCGGCCGCCGCCTGACCCCGCAACCCAAGGAGCCACAGCCATGGCAGCACTCACCCAAGACCGCAACACGCTGCGCCGCGACGGCGTACTGATCGAGCCGCCCGTAGCGGGCGGCGCCCGCATCTTCACGGGCGCCCTGGTCGCCATCAACGCGGCCGGCCTGGCCGTGCCCGGCGCCACCTCCGCCACGCTGGTCGGCGCGGGCGCCGCCCTGGCCCCGGCCGACAACACCCTCGGCGCGGCCGGCGCGCTGCGCGTGCGCCTGGACAAGCGCCCCGCACGCTTCGCCAACAGCGCGGCGGCCGAAGCGATCACCCTGGCAGACCTCGGCAAGGACTGCTTCATCGTGGACGACCAGACCGTCGCCAAGACCAACGGCGCCAACACCCGCAGCCGCGCCGGCAAGGTGTTCGACGTGGATGCCGATGGCGTCTGGGTCGATTTCCGCTGACCCGCAACTGCAACGGAGTTTCAACCCATGCAAATCAACCACAGCAATCTCGCCATCCTCAACCAGGCATTCAGCGGCGCATTCCGTGGCGCGCTCGCGCAGGCGGCCCCCATGTGGAGCCAGGTCGCCACCCTGGTGCCCAGCACCACCAGCGAAACCAAGTACGCCTGGTTGGGCCAGATCACGCGCTTCCGCGAATGGATCGGCGAGCGCCAGATCCAGAACCTGGCACTGCACGACTACGCCATCAAGAACAAGACATTCGAAAACACCGTGGCCGTGGGCCGTGAGGAAATCGAGGACGACCAGTACGGCATCTACACGCCCGTGATCCAGCAGCTCGGCCAGGACGCCGCCCTGCATCCCGACGAGCTGGTCTTCAGCCTGCTCAACGCGGGCTTCACCACGCCGTGCTACGACGGGCAGTACTTCTTCGACACCGACCACCCGGTAGGCACCCCTGGCTCACAGGCCAGTGTGCGCAACTTCCAGGGCGGCAGCGGCACGGCGTGGTTCCTGCTGGACACCACCAAGGTCATCAAGCCCGTGCTGTACCAGAAGCGGCGCGACTACGCCTTCACCGCGAAGACCAATCTCACCGACGAGAACGTCTTCAATCGCAACGAGTTTGTCTGGGGAGCCGATGGCCGGGGCAACGCCGGCCTGGGCCTGTGGCAGCTCGCCTATGCGTCCAAGGAGGCGCTCGACGTGCAGAGCTACGCCGATGCCCGCGCTTCGCACCAAAGCCTGCGCGGCGACAACGGCAAGCCCCTGGTCATCCGCTCGGCCGAACTCTGGGTGCCCCCCAACCTGGAGCAGGCCGCGCTGGAAGTCGTGCAGGCCGAGCGCCTGGCCGGCGGCGCCACCAACGTCATGCGCGGCCTGTCCAAGGTCGTCGTGTGCCCCTGGCTGACCGCCTGATCGCAACCCAAGGACTGAAAGACATGGCAACCCAGAAAACCACCTCCACCAAGGGCGCAGCCGCTCCTGCGGATCGCAACATCAAGGCTGCTCCCGATGGCGCCACCCGCCAGGTGCTCCAGGTCATCGCCAAGCGCGATGGCTTCCGCCGCGCCGGCCGCGCCTGGTCCGGCACTACCACCGTGCCCCTTGATGAGCTGACCGAGGAGCAGTTCAAGCAGCTCACCACCGAGCCCATGCTGGTGACGATGCTCCTCGAAGTGCCCGCCGACCAGGTCGGCGAGCTGGTCGAAGGCGACGAGGCCGGAACCAAGACCTGACGCCGCCCGAGCCATGCCTTACATCACCACGGCCGAACTCGCGGAGCGCCCTGGCGCCCGCGAAATCGCCCAGACCGCCAGCCTGCCGCACCAGATGGTGCGCGACGACGCCCTCATGGACGCCACGCTGCGCGGCACCGACCGCGCCGCCTGGACGCCCGAGCAGATCGCGGCGGCCGACGCGGCGCTGGCCCGCGTGCAGGACGCGGTGGCCGAGGCCGGCGCGCTGATCGACGGCTACCTCGCCACGCGCGGCTACACGCTGCCCCTCGACCTCGCGCCCACCAGCGCGGGCAAGAGCATGCTGACCGTGTGGGCGCGCGCCATCACGCGCTACCTGCTCAACGGCTCGCGCATCACGGATGAGTCCAAGGACCCCGTGGCGCGCGACTACCGCGACGCGCTCAAGCGCCTGGCCGAAGTGGCGGCCGGCAAGCTGAGCCTAGGCGGCGCCGATCCGCAGGCCCCGGCCAATGCCGTGTCCACCGACGTGCGCTTCCACGGCGCCGCGCCCGTGTTCGGCCGCGACCAGATGCGCGCATTCCGCTGACCGGCCATGGACCTGCAGCCCATCCTCCAGCGCCTGCGCAGCGAGCTCGCCGACCTCCAGTTGCGCGAGATCGAGGACGCCCCCGCGCTCGACGCCGCCATGCGCTCCAACCGCGCAGCCCCTGCCGTCTACCTGGTGCCGCTGTCCGAGCGCGGGACGGGCCTGGACCACACGGGCGACGTGGACCAAATCGAGCACCGCCTGTTCGGCGTGCTGCAGGCCGTGGACTTGGGCAGCACCGTGGGCGTGGTGGATCTCCAGACCCTGCGCCGCCGCGTGAAGCAAGCCCTGATCGGCTTCGTCGCCGACGAGTCGATGGGCGATCCCGTCCTGTTCGTCGGCGGCGAACTCGTGCAGTTCGAGGGTGACGGCCGCCTCTGGTGGTCCGACGAATTTGGATTTTCTGGCTACTACGACAGGAGCAACCCGTGAGCACACGCAATGCCAAAACCTCCCCGCCCCAGGCGCCGGCAGAGACGCCCGCGCAGGAAACCGCAGCCGCCGCCGCCCCCGTGGCCGCTGCCGTGGTTCAGCCCAAGGCGCCCAAGGCGCCCACCGCGCCGGCCGACAGCTACAGCGGCCAGGGCGGCCTCTACACGATGAAAAACGGCAAGCGCGTGCGCGTTGCCGCACCCGCAGCAACCACCGAGGAGCAGCAATGAGCGCACCCAAGTTCATCAAGAAAATGGCCGTCCTGGTCGCCATCGAGGCCACCGTGGGCACCATCGTCGTACCCGTGGCCACGAACGCCATCGAGGTGTCCGACGTCACGCTGACGCCCATCGAAGGCGATGAAGTGGACCAGGGCGTGATCCGCCCGCACTTCGGCGCCTCGGAAACCACGCTGGTGACCCTGTACCGCAAGATCGCATTCAGCGTCGGCTTCGCCGGGGTGGGCACCGTGGGCGACCTACCGGGCTGGTCCACGCTCATGCGCGCATGCGCCGCCAGCGTGACGAACACGCCGGCCGGCGATCCGGACGCGGGCACGGTGTTCGCCCCGGTGACGGACGATATCGAGAGCGTGACGATCTACGCCGTCGTCGATAAGCAGCTCTACAAGATGGCCGGCGCGCGGGGCAACCCAAAGGCCACCGTTGACGCCAAGCAGATCCCGAAATGGCAGTTCGAATTCACGGGCGCCTTCCTGCCCGTCGAGGACGTGCCCGCGATGCCCGCTGTCAACTACACCGCGTTCCAGCGCCCCCTGGGCGTGAACAAGCTCAACTCCACGCTCTCGCTCGACGGCTACCTCGCCGCCTGCAGCAGCTTCCAGTTCGACTTCGGCAACAGCGTCGTGAAGCAAGACCTGATGAACGTGGACACCACGGAAATCACCGGCCGCGTGTCCACCGGCAGCGTCACCTTCCGCAACACCAGCGTGGCGACCAAGAACTGGATCGAGATGGCCCGCGCGTCCGCCAAGGTGCCGCTGCTGCTGCGCCACGGCCAGCAGGCCACCAACACCGTGGCGATCAGCTCGCAGACCGCACAGATCGGCAAGCCCACGTTCAGCGACCAGGAAGGTATCCAGATGATCACTGTGCCCTTGCGCTTCATCCCGACCGACGCAGGCAACGACGAGTGGGCCATCGCGGCCTGACTGCCTGCCGCCCCGCATTCCCCCCCATCCAAAGGAGTTACCCATGACCGTTGTTCTCGCATCCGTCGCCTTCTGGGCGCCTGTCACTTTCAGCTTGCCCGGCGACGACGGCCAGCTCGAAGTCATCAAGGGCCGCGCCCGCTACAAGCGCCTGAAGACCTCCGAGCGCAAGGCGCTGGACCGCCGCATCCGCGCCGCACGCCGCACGCCCGACATCCGCAAGGCCATGGAGCAGCGGCTCGCGGAAAGCGCGGACCACTACACCGAGGCCGAACGCAAGGAGATCCGCGCCGACCTGGACGCCGAGCCCATCACCGACACCGAGTTTCTGGCAGAGGTGCTGGTGGACTGGGACTTCCGCGACAAAGTCGGCACGCCGATCCCCCCGTATTCCCCTGCGCAGCGCGCGGAGCTGTGCGAGGACTGGGACGGCTTCGAAGCCGCCCTGGTGCGCGGCCACATGGATGCCCAGGAGAAGGCGGCGAACCACAAGGAACTGGAAAAAAACTCCGAGGGGCAGCCCGGCACTGGTACCTGAGCCCGCGCCAGGCGCAGCAGAGCGCGGAGGAGGAAGACGCCGAACTGCGTGCCCAGTGGCAGCTGCTCGGCGTCGATCCCGACAAAGCCCGCGCAGCGGCGCAAGCCCACGGCGCCCCGGAACCCGAGCTCGATGAATACGAGCTGCCCCCCGAGCTCTGGCCCGCGTGGGAGTGCTTCGTGTCCACATGGAACCAGTGGCGCATCGTCGCCGGCCTGGGCGGCGTGTTCTACGAGGGCATAGACCACGCGAGCCTCGCAGCCACCATGGAGCTGCTCGGCGTGAAGAAATCGAAGCGGCGGGAAGTCTTCTTCCACGTACGCATTTTGGAAAGCGAAGCCAAGCCGCTTCGGAACAAACGGGACGACTGAACCGCCCATGAGCACCGAATACAAGTTCGGAATCACGCTGCAGGCCAACACCCAGCAGTACACGGCGGCCTACACGGGCGCGGGCCAGACGCACGCCGCATTCGTCGCCCAGGTACGGTCCGGCAGCGCGCAGGCGTCCAGCGCCATCCAGTCCACCACGACGGCTGCGCAGGCCATGGGCAACGGCCTGCGCGCTGCCGGCCAGCAAGGCGCCGAAGGCCTCATGGCAACGGCCAGCGCCTCGCAGGCCGCCCAGGCCGCAGGCGCCTCGCTGCTGGCCGGGCTGCGCGACCAGATCGCGGTCTCGGGCAAGTCCACCGACGAGCTGCTGCGCTACCGCGCCGCCCAGGCCGGCGTTGCCGCCGAGGCCGCGCCCCTGATCCTGCAGCTCCAGAACCAGCGCGCCGCGCAGCAGGCCGCCGCCGAGGGCGCCCGCGCCGAGGAAGCCGCGCAGCGCGCCAATGCCGCCGCCAAGCAGCAGGCGGCCGCCGCGCAGGAGAGCTTCCTCGCCGGCCTGCGCGACCAGGCCGCCCTGCAGGGCAAGACCCAAACCGAGGTCATGCGCTACCGCGCCGCCCAGCTCGGCGTCGCCGAGGGCGCGGAGCAGTACATCCGCGCCCTGGAGCAAGGCGCCAGCGCGCACCGCGTCGGCGCGCTCTCGGCCAAGGAGCACGCCATGGCGATGCGCATGCTGCCCATGCAAATGCCCACCTACGACGGCGCGTTCAAGCTGCAGATCGCCACGGCGGAGAACGTGATGTTCGACGAGCGCCTGCAGGCGGCCAAGGTGCTGATTGACGAGTGCATCAACGAATGGGCCAAGGGGAGCCGCCCCGAGATCATCGTGCTGGTGCAGCAGGCGTTCCAGACGGACAAGGAGGGCAACCTCAACGTGGGCCGCATCCTGGCGCTGCGCCGGCTGGAGATCACCGACGAGCGCTGGAAGGAGGCCATGAAGGCCATCGGCGAGTCGGTGCAGGTGATCGGCACCAAGCAGTACGTGCGGATTTACGAGCGCGTGGGCGACACCGGCCGCTATGTGCCTATCCCCTTGGACATGGTGGCTGTATGAGCGTTCGCAACGTGTTCCAGACCGTGGCGCCGCGCGCTGCTGCAGGGCCGAGCGCTGCGCCCCGTCTGCAGCAGCCCGGCCGCGCGCCCGGCCTGCTGCGTGGCTCCACGCCGCGCACGCTCGACACCATGGGCCGGCGCGGCGTGTCGCTGGCGCCCAAGTCGAACGGGTCTTTCCACATCGAGTCGGGCGCGGCCGCCGAGGCGGCGGTGCTCAAGCGGCAGGCGCTGCGCCGGGGAGGTATCTGATGGACAACCCGTTCAAGGCAAGCGTTCACGATGGCAGGCAGCTCTATCACCTGACGGCCGAGGACCGCGTGCGCGCGGTGGACTGGTTCGACCGCGCGCAGTGCGAGGCGGCGCTCAAGCTGCCCGGCCTGCAGAAGTCCGTGGAGGCTGCGGTGAAGCGCCGCCTACGCCATTTCGACAAGGTCGCCACGGTGCTGCATTTCACGGACCACGGCCAGGACTTCCTGCGCTGGGAGCTGGATGCCAAGGGCAAGGTGATCGGCTGCGAGCCGTTCCAGGGGTTCGTCTGGAAGGGCAAGTATGTGATGGGCCATGACCGGCTGCGCGCGGGCGACACGGTGCACTACCGGAGCATGGGCGATTCCACCTCGGCCAGCAACATCCGCTATCCGCTGGAGCGGGTGGAGCGCTTGAAAGGCGATGCGGCATGAATGCTGAACTGGCCGAATTCGTGGAGCTCTTTTGCGCCTGGCACGCCAAGAAGGTCACCCCCATGGACGAAGGGGACTGAATCGCTACGCGCGCCGGCCGCCTGGGGCGCGTCAGGCCGGTGGGATTAGCGGTGTGTGCCCGAGCCATCAACCAACTACCGCAGGGCGCGGCGTCTCCTTTCCGTCGAGCGCCCCGGTTTCCCGGTGTCCGTCAACACCGGGTTCTCTCAACTCTTGAAAGCACTCAATGAACAAGTCTGATCTGATCGAACGCATGGCCGACGCGGCCGGTATTTCCAAGACCGCAGCCGGTGCCGCCCTGGATGCGGCCACCGAGGCCATCAAGGGCACGCTGAAGAAGGGCGGGTCCGTCACGCTGGTGGGCTTCGGCGCCTTCACCGTGACCAAGCGCGCTGCGCGCACGGGCCGCAATCCGAAGACTGGCGATCCCATCAAGATCAAGGCCAGCAAAACGCCGAAGTTCTCGGCGGGCAAGGCGTTCAAGGACGCCCTGAACTGATCCAGCCGGCTTTCTGCAGCCCCTCGCCCCGCTGGGGGCTGTGGTGAGCCACCTGGATGAAGATGCCATGACGATCAACACCAAGAAGCCCTCGGCCGAAGCCGGCCGCACCCGCCTTATCAAGCTGGTGCACGTGGCCCGACGCGATCTGGAGCGTGCGGGCCGCATGGATGAGCCTGGCTATCGAGAGCTGCTGCGCGCCGCGTCAGAAGGGCGGCACGATTCGGCCGCTGATATGAGCTACACGGCGCTCAAAGCCGCGCTGGTGCGCTTTGAGCAGGCGGGCTTCAAGCTGCGCAAGGGGCCTTCGCGGCGTCCGCTGTCGGTGGAGCCGACACATCGCAAGGTGCGGGCGCTGTGGCTGTTCCTGCACGAGCTCGGCGTGGTGAAGGACCCGAGCGAGCAGGCCCTGGCGGGTTACGTGAAGCGGACGGTCAAGGTGGACGACTTGCGCTTCGCTCACGGTGTGCGCCGTGACCGGCCGGACTATCGAGATCGCTCCGAGGTATTGATCGAGTCGCTAAAGGCCTGGGCCATGCGCTTCTTGCCTGCAGTCGTGAAGCGGCTGTGCGACGAGGTGGCAGCGCTGCATCGTGCCTCTCCCCTGAATGAGTTCGACCTGGCACGCTTGCAGGAAGCTCGGAACTGTCTTGCGGACCAGCGCGGCTTCGATTTGCACTGGTGGGCCTGGGAGGACCTCACGAAGCTGCTGCAGCGTCCCATACCGGCCGATCTGGCCGCTATGCCGGCCAGGGAAGTCCGCAATGAAGCATGA